AACGTTTTGCAGAATATAGATATAAACCAAGTCAGATCACTGGGAAAATGCGTAGTAACGCAACAGGAAGCTTAGATGTGTGGCATTTAGCGCAAGATTTTACAGCGCTCCCTGCTCTTAATGCTTCTTTCATTGAAGAAAACCCCCCAGTGGACCGCGTTATAGCGGTGACAACAGAGCCAGAGTTCATCTGGGATTGGTACTTTGATCTTAAAACTACAAGACCTATGCCTGTTTACAGTGTACCGGGTCTGATTGATCACTTTTAGGTGAATCATGGATGGATTCAAATGGACCATTATACTTAGCGTTGGGCGTAAGTATGCTCTGCCTGCCGTTTTGGGAGCGGCAGTTACCTGGCTTACTGCTCACAATTATGGTCCGTGGGCTGATGTTGTATGTAGCGTTAGCGAAGCGCTGTTATTAGTAACACCGGAGTGTAAATAATGTGGCAATTAATTGGAGGCGCACTAGCCGGTTATGGCCAATATAGAGCCAACAGAGAGACCAGAGCGTCTACAGCTCGTCAAATGGCATTTCAAGAGCGTATGAGCAATACAGCGCACCAAAGGCAAGTAGCTGACCTTCGAGCAGCAGGCATAAACCCTATTTTATCAGCAAAACTAGGTGGAGCTTCGACCCCGCAAGGCGCGAGCTACACCGCAGCCAATATAGGGTCCGCTGCCGTTCAAGGTTACGGGACAATGTCATCAGCTAAACAAGCACAAGCGCAAACACAACAAATACAAGCTCAAACAGGTTTGACAAAAGCACAAACAGAAAAAGCGATTACAGAAACCAAAACAAAAATTCCGGCAGAAGTACGAAAATTAAATCAAGAAGGAATATTAGCGCAAGCAAGAGTTAACCAAACACAAGCTGAAACAGCAATAAAAACAATACAAAAAGCATTGTTACAAGATGATCAAAAAATGCTCAAAAAGCTTGGTTTAAGTCAAATGCAGTTAAAACATACGCCGCTTAATCAAGCTGGTTCGATTGCTATAGATAAAGCTGTTGATGCAGTGAGAGCTACTCCAAAAATGCTTAAAGATGCGTATAACGCAGGTAAATCCTTTGTACAAAAAGGATGGGAAACAGACAAACGAAGAGCCAAATTTATTTATGACGCAGCGAAGGAATACATGAGATGAGCAAAGTAGTAAAGTTTAAAACACCATATGGAGATCGAACCAGAGTTGGGTTCGAAACAACAGGCGAAAGCCTAACACAACAATCACACGCCGCAGCCGCGGACGTGCGAAATATAATTAAGCAATATGATCGGACAGGTCTAATTGCGAATGTAAATAGAGGTATAGCGCAATATGGCGACTATTCAGAAATCAATGAGTATGCAGAAGCTCTTAACATGGTTCGCGAAGCGGACGAAAGCTTTGCAACACTTCCGTCTGAGATCCGGCAACAATTCAGCAATAATGCTGGAGTTTTTTACGAATTTGCCACGGATCCGAAAAACAAACAAAAAATGATCGAATTGGGGTTAATGGAAGCACCATATGAACCCCGAAAAGATGTGGAGGTAACGACACAGAAAAGCGAAACCGCACCTCCCGCTTCCCCTGAAAAGGGGGAGTAAGGTTTCGCGGGCCCAGTTATGCTTGATCTTAACTGGGCCTACTGACACTCCAGGAGGTTAAGGTGGATCAAATAGATTATAATTTAGTACAAGGTAAGAACACTGGTGAAAAGAGTAGGTGGCACAAAATTGGCGAAGCCAGAAAACATGCAACAGGGTTTTGGCTAAGAATGGACGTGATGCCAATACCAAATGAGGACGGCCAAATATGGCTACAATTATACGAAAGGATGGAAGACGATGAAATACAGAAAAAAAATGGCAAAGACCAAAAGCAAAAAGCTGTTTACGAAAAGAGCTATGGCGGTACAGCCAAATAATTTCGCAAAACCAATGCGAGGTGGAATAAGGCTATAATATGGCATGCTATCATCCACTCCTCGCTTATAAATGCGATGGCAAAGTGGTATTCAATAAACCCTTTGCATTTGCAAAGGGTTTTAATCTTCCATGTGGTCAATGCTGGGGTTGCAGACTGCAACACAGTAGAGAATGGGCTATTAGATGTATGCATGAAGCCCAAATGCATGAACACAATTGTTTTATAACCTTAACAATAAACCCAGAGACATTAGAGCAGCGGGAGCGGCCCTGGTCTCTGGACGTATCAGAGTTTCAAAAATTTATGAAACGGTTACGGAAAAAAATAGGGAAAGAAGTAAAATTCTTTCACTGCGGTGAATATGGGGATGAAAATAAAAGGCCCCATTATCACGCAATAATATTCGGGTACGATTTTCCAGATAAAGAACTATGGGAAAAAAAACTCGGAAATAAATTATATATATCACCCGAATTAACACAGCTGTGGCCCCACGGATTCCACAGGATAGGCGCTTGCACCTATGAAAGTGCAGCATATGTAGCACGCTATGTAATGAAAAAGGCGAAAGGGGAGGCCGCAGCCGACCAATATATTTCGCCAGAAACAGGAGAGATCGAATATGATCTCGATAGTCAATACGCGACGATGTCGCGTGGTAATAAACAAAGACCACAAAATGGTATAGGTAATCAATGGTACTGGAAATATGGATGGACCGATGCTCATCGGCACGATTATATCGTGCATGATAATGTTAAAATGAAAGTACCAAGATATTACGATAAAGAATTGGAAAAATATGATCCTGATTACTATCAAGAATTAAAAGCGAAGCGAAAAGAACAGGCACCAGAGACGATAATAGAATACAATAAGGCGATGGATGACCTCTGGGTGTCAGAAGAAATAAAAATAAAAAAACTCGAACGATTAGTTCGAAACTTGTAAAATGTCATAAAATGAATCATTTACAAGTCAACACGAGTCTAAACAAACTGTTAAATAAGTTATTGACTCGTAATGTATATTATGCGTAAGATTCTCCCGAACAAATATTTCACGGGAGATGGAAATGAAGAAAGTATATTACGCAGTTTACGATAGAAAGGCAGAGATGTATTCACAGCCTTTTCTCGAGATTAAAGACGGTACAGCAATCAGAGCTGTACAAGACCTTGTTATCAACAACAAAGACCATGCGTTCGCAAAGCACCCAAGCGATTTTTCACTACATCGACTTGGGGAATTTGACGAAATTACTGGTGTGATAACGGGTCAAACAAAACCACATAAAATTATAGAAGTAGATAACTTAGGAGAGTAGTATGCTCGGCGGACCAATGGGGACCCTTCCCACTACATTAACACACGAATTTTCAAGAGTACCACAGGCGGATATTCAACGTAGTACCTTTAGCCGTGTACACGGTTTAAAAACAACATTCGATGCAGGGCAATTGGTTCCGATATATGTAGACGAAGTTCTACCAGGAGACACGTTTCAGATGAATGCAACGGGGTTTGGACGTTTGTCCACCCCGATATATCCAATTATGGATAACATGTATGTTGAAACATTCTTCTTTTTTGTACCCAACAGACTTGTTTGGGACAATTGGGAAAAATTTAACGGCGCGCAAGACGATCCTGGCGATTCAACAGATTTCCTAGTTCCACAAATTCAAAACGCAACAGTAGGCGAAGGCGAGCTCTTCGATTACATGGGACTCCCCACAAAAATTGCAGGTATAAGTTTCAATAACCTACATGGGCGCGCATATTTATTAATATACAATGAGTGGTTCCGAGATCAAAACCTACAAGATAGCTTAACTGTGCCAAAAGGCGATGGTCCAGATACATATACAGATTTCACTATACAAAAACGTGGCAAACGGCACGACTACTTCACTTCGGCTCTACCATGGCCGCAAAAAGGCGATGCCGTAACCCTGCCCCTTGGAACAAACGCACCAGTTAATGTAAACGATCAAAATGCCGGACCGGCAATGGTTGCCTCTAATGTTGGTGACAACCAAGTATATATGGGCAACGGTGGCAATTATAGTGATCCTGATCGAGCTATGTTTGCCGATCTAACAGACGCAGCGGCTGCAACGATCAATCAATTACGCGAAGCGTTTCAAATTCAAAGATTATACGAGCGTGACGCTCGAGGCGGCACAAGATATATCGAAATTTTACAGAGTCATTTCGGAGTAACGTCACCAGACGCAAGGTTGCAACGTCCAGAATATTTAGGTGGACAGAAAACAGAGCTTATGATGCAACCTGTTCCACAAACAAGTTCTACAGATAGTACATCACCACAAGGTAATTTATCCGCACTTGGTACGCTTAGTAGCCGTGGCGGTTTTAGCAAATCTTTTGTAGAACATGGTGTATTAATCGGTTTGGCATGTGTATTTGCTGATCTAACCTATCAACAAGGTATGAATAGGATGTGGTCACGACGTGACCGCTGGGACTTCTATTGGCCAGCTCTCGCCCATTTAGGCGAGCAAGCGGTGTTAAACCAAGAAATATACACACAAGGCACGTCTGCTGACACTCAAACGTTTGGGTATCAAGAACGTTTTGCAGAATATAGATATAAACCAAGTCAGATCACTGGGAAAATGCGTAGTAACGCAACAGGAAGCTTAGATGTGTGGCATTTAGCGCAAGATTTTACAGCGCTCCCTGCTCTTAATGCTTC